ATATACACCCTACTCGAATATTTAAAGAACCAAACGAATTGCTTAATGCCTTCAACGAATATAAACAACACGTTCAAGAACAAAGCAAAGAATGGTTAAAAGTTCAATACGTAGGTAAAGAAGGACAAAGAATGGAAGATGCAATGAAAATACCTTTGACAATTGAAGGATTTAAAGTTTTTTGCTATAAAAGATACGGAACAATTGACCAATATTTAAAAAATCAAGATGGAATTTATAGCAACTTTATTCCTATCTGTTCACATATCAAAGAAGAAATACGAGAAAATCAAATCATAGGTGGTATGTTAGGTATCTTCAATCCAAGCATTACACAGCGTTTAAATGGACTAAAAGAACAAACAGATGTAACAACAGATGGAGAACATTTAAATAGTGTAAAAATAGAGATTGTAAGACCTGATGAAAGCAACGATAGTATTTGAGAAAAATTGGAATGCTATTAACGAACAAAATAAAGATGCATCTAACAAATATAGATACATTATAAACGTAGGTAGTTCACGTAGTAGTAAAACAGTATCTTTAATCCAATTACATCACTTATACGCATTACAGAATCCAAATAAACGTATGACTATTTGGAGAGATACAAAGCATGATTGTAGACAAACAATACTACAGGATGCTATTCGCTATTTACGTGAAAATAATATGTATCAAAAAGGATTTACTTTGAATAAAACAGAAGGTAAATTTTTATATAATAATTTTTCAAGTGTTGAATTCTTAGGTACAGATGATGAAGAAAAGATACATGGACTTACACAAGATTGTTGTTGGGTTAATGAACCTTACAATATATCACTAACTACATTCAACCAATTAGATCAACGTACTAGTGACTTTGTATTTATAGATTATAATCCAAAAAAAGGTCATTGGGTAGAAGATTTAATGAAAGACAAACGAAGTCTTATAATACACTCTACATTTAAAGATAACCCATTTTGTCCATCTGAAAGTAGAAATAAAATACTTTCTTATCAACCATTAGAAATGAGTGAAGCCGTATTGAGTGATGTTTTAAACACTTCAGAAGCATTTAAATATAACTTCGAACAAAACATTAAGCAATTAAATAAAAATCAAATTATAGAGCTTCAAAGGTGTTTAGATAACGAAAATAAAAATAGTGCTTCAAAATTCAACTGGGAAGTTTATGGACTTGGTTTGAAATCTGAGAAACCTAACAGAATATTCAAATGGTCAGAAATAAGCGAAAACGATTACTATCAACTTGATGCACCTGTTTATTATGGTTGTGACTGGGGTGCTGTTGATCCATGGGCTATTATTGAAGTTAAATATTATGATGGTGCTATATACGTACATGAAAAGAACTACGATAGCGAAAACATTATACGAGAAAAGCTACAATCTAATCAACGTAATGAAATAACAAACTACGAACTTTCAGAAGGAGTAAGTGAAGGTATAGTTATTTATATGTTTAAAAAGTTAGGTATACTAGAAGATAGACCGATTATATGTGATTCAAACAGACCTTTAAAAATAGCAATGCTCAGAAGGTTTGGTTATAATAGCCATGTTGCATACAAAGGTACTATTATTGACAGGATTGACTTAATGAACAATATTAAAATATATTATACTTCAAGTTCTAACAATATTAAGCATGAACAAGAAAACTATTCACGTAAAGTTGATAGGCATGGAATTACATTAGAAGAACCTGAAGACAATAACAACCATACAATGGATGCTATATCTTATGTTGTATTACATTTACAAAGAGAAGGAGTGTTAAGGGTTTTATAGATTTACCCCTAACAATTCATTTATTTGTTTATCTTCAAATCCAGCATCTTTTAATGTTTTAATGCTTTCAGTTAGTAATTTGTTTACTCGAGCTTTCTCAACTTGATTTTCTTGTAATACTGGGATATGTGAGTAATCTAGTTCTAACCATTCAGTCTTACCATCCAAATTAAACATTGAACTATGATTCATAGCTATTTCTTCAGCTTCAGGAATAATTGTACTTTGATATGTTTGTTTTAATGCTTCTTTTTGATTCTCAAAAGTTGCTCCTTTGGTACTTGCAAACAAATCTCTTTTTACACCATAAGCATCGCATATTTGGCAAAAATCATTTTCATCCTCTTCAAATAACATTAAATCTTTTGTTGGAAAAGACATTGATTGCCATTTAAGATTTGCAGAAGCCATTATGATTGAACTTTTACCTTCTTGAATTCCGTAATCTTTTTGAAATTCTTGTTCTATTCTTAAACGTTCATCTTTAGGTATTGCAACGTGTCCAGCTTGATCCTTTGATTCGTTAGATAAAATACCAATTGCTCCTTTTTTTGCCATCAAAGTATTTCTAAATCTTAAACCTAATCTAAGATTTGATATTGGCATATATAAGTTGGTTAATGGACTTTCACCTTGTAATGGATTTTTAGAGTTTTGAATCCAAACATGATTTATATCTTTCACTTCTAATTTCTCATTACTAGAAATAATTTCATAATGTTGAATAATATCTTCAATATTACTTTGTTTAAACCATTTATTGAATGTTTTAATTCTAACATCATAACTTGGTAAAATAGTTAACAATAATGGATTTGATAAAGAATAAGGTTTTACCTGATATGTATATACGTTACCATAAACACACTTATTCTCATTTAATAGTCTTAGATAATCATTGCCTTTATACAATGGGCTAGGATTTTCTAAAGTATTTACTATTTCACTATTATCTACTTCTACCTTTTGACCATTTACTAACTTATAATGTTTCCATTGACCAGAAGCTAATAAATCTCCTCTTCTTTGTATTACAGCCCATAAGTGTGGAGTAGTTGAATAAATATCATAAGCATCTATATTTTCAGGATCGATAAAGTCATTACCATTTAAAGATAATAGATTAACACCTTGCATTTGTGGGTTAGAATCGTATCTTTTGAATCCAAAATTGAAGCCTAAACGTTCTGTTAGTTTAATAAACATATCTAAATTGATTAATTTTTAGTCAAAAATAACAAATATTATTTTTTTTATTTACTTTTACGTTGATTAAAATATAATCAAAATGGATATTAAGAAAATTAAGAAAGAAAAACTTAAGATTATCAAAGAAACTCAAATAGTAAAGAAATGACATTTGAAGAAGTATTTAAGAATAAAGATTTAATTATTGCACAAAAGAAAAATGCCATCAAACGTGGTGATTTTGTGATGAATGTATCTTTAATTGAAGAAAAAGAAAGTGCAAATAAAGCAGAAGATATTTCTTTAAGTGTTGAAAATCCAACTGTATTACGTGCTAAATTGGTTATAAATACCACAAACGTAATCGATAGCCACATGGATTGTCATATTCAAGGTATTTGGAAAAAATCTTTGCAAGAATCAAAAACCTTGTATTTATTACAAGAACATGAAATGGAATTTGATAAGATTATATCAGATTCAGTAAAAGATGAGTTAAAAGCATACACTAAAGTAATTCCTTTCAAAAAACTTGGTTTTAACTATGAAGGAAATACGGAAGCTTTAGTTTTTGATACTCAAATAAAACAAGAAGTTAATCCTTTTATGTTTGATTTATATAAAAAAGGACGAGTATATAACCATTCTGTAGGAATGCGTTATGTTAAGTTGTACCTATGTATTAATTCAAATGAATCACAATATACAGCTGAAAAGGAAAACTGGAATAAATACTACCCTATGGTAATTAATAAAGAAGTAGCTGATGAAAAAGGTTTCTTTTGGGCGGTTACTGAAGCAAAAGTTATAGAGGGTAGTGCAGTTATTAAAGGAAGTAATGAATTTACTCCTGTAATGGAAATTGAAATTGAGAAAGAAGCCGATCAAATCACTTCTGAAACAAATATAAACGAGCCGTCAAATGACACTCAAGAAAACAAAAAACAACAATTTTTTATTAATCTATTAAATTAAACAAAATGAACTTTAAAGGTTTTTTAGTATCGAAAGGTATTACAGAAGAAACATTCAAAACAATGGATGTTGAAGCAACTGCAGGATTGTACAATGAGTATAACTCTTTGCTTGGAAAAAAAATTGATGAATTAGA